GGTGCAGAGTTTTCTTTAAAATTAGGACTGTCTGGTTTTGTTTCCGTAGAAACCAAAACCCCTGATCTACTTCCGTCACGATAAACTGTAACACCTTTACAACCAAGCTCCCATCCCGTCATGTAAACATCTTTTACAGTCTCGACGTCAATATCAGCTGGAAGATTTGTTGTATTTGAAATAGCGTGACAGACCCACTTCTGGGCGGCCGCCTGCATTTTTACCTTTGCGACCCAGTCAATCTCATTTGCGGTTGCGCCAGAGTAAGGACTCATCTCAACAAGCTTTTCATTGCTCATTGTTTCGCCCTCACCAACCTCTATTGTATCCATCCATTGATTGAAGCCGTGATGATAGACATTATACTCTTGCCACTTATCGCCTGACGGGTCTACAAAATCAATTCTTGCATTAGGTTCTGCGTCGGTGTTTATCTTCTTTCTTCTCATATATGAAAGCATATACGCAGGTTCAATCCCGGAGGTTGTCTGGGTTAACACAGAGACACTTCCGGCTGGAGCCGTGGTGGTTAAGGCAATATTGCGCCTTCCAGTACTTCTAGACAGCTCTAGAATCCGCGGGTCAGTTTTCCAGATTCTTTCTAGAAACTCATGCCCCTCTTCTTTTTCATGATTGTGAATAGGAAACGCTCCGCGTTCTTTAGCTAAGACACAAGACGAATAATAAGAATTCAAAGACAATGCTTTGTAGAACTTCTCTACAACATCTATTGATTCCTTAGAGCCGTACTTTACACCTATCATAGCTAGTGCATCACCAACTGCTGTAACACCTAGACCAGTACGACGCCCTGAAAGCGCTTGGGTTTTAATGTTTTCCCAAAGATCTTTTTCAATTTGCTTTACAGCATCGGGTTCTGGATCCTTCTCAATCTTTTCTAGAATCTTGTTGACTTGCTCAATCTCTAAATCAATCATGTCATCCATGAGACGTTGTGCCTTTTGAACCTTCTCACCAAAATTTTCAAAATTAAACTTTGCATTAGAAGTAAAAGCATCTTCAACAAAAGATGACAAATTAAGCAGCATCAATCTACAACTATCATACGGGCTTAAAATAATTTCTCCGCATGGATTTGTAGAGGTTGACGTAAACCCCTCTTCTTCATAGATGTCAGAAGGAGTTAGACGCTTAGCGGTATCCCAAAAAAGAAGCCCTGGTTCAGCAGAAGCATGTGCAGATTCAATTATTTCATCCCAGACCTCTTGAGCTGAAATTGTTCTAGTTATTTCAGGGTTGTCTGCATCTACTGGCCATCTAACTTCATAGTCTTTGTTATCTTTAACAGCATTTAAAAATTCGTCTGTTAGCCTGACACTGATATTTGCGCCGGTAACCCTCGTAAGATCTCTTTTAATCTTCACAAAGTCTAATACTTGAGGGTGATGGACAGATATCGTTAACATTAGTGCGCCGCGGCGTCCACCTTGGGCGACCTCTCGACAAGAATTGCTAAATCTGTCCATGAATACTTCAATGCCGTCGGTTGTTCTAGCACAGTTTCCGGTTGTTTGTCCTTTTGGCCGAATAGTTGATACATCAAAACCTACGCCGCCTCTTCTTTTGGCAATTTGAACTAGTTCTTGATCAGACTTAAGAATACCCCCGTATGAATCATACGGAGACTCTATTACAAAACAGTTAGAAATTGACTGGATCTGGTGAGGGTTGCCAATTCCAGACATGGGTGAGCCTTGTGGGACAACATACCTAAAATCTTGGAATAATTCATAAATTTCTTCTCGAGACATTGGGTTTGGATACAAGTTTTCAACTCTAGAAAACTCTGAAGCTAGCCTTTGATGCATATCATCAGGTGTCTCTTCAAACAAAACGCCTTCAGCATCAGTAAGCGCGTATTTTGTTAAAAATACATTTGCAGCCAACTCATCTCCTCCAAAGTAGTCACAAGACTTTTGGAATGCTATTTGGTAATCAATCTTTTTCATTCATATTTCTCCTTTTAATGGCCGCTAACTTCTTTCCATTTTTCCTTGAGTAATGTCTTCATTGATGTTTCATCTTGCGACACAGCTTCATTTAAAGACATTTCTTTTGGATCCAGTATTTCTATTTTAGATCGAGCTGTGTCAATGTGAATAGGGAAAAGCACACCATCACGTCCGGCGCGGTTCTTTGCGACAAATATTCTTCCCGTACCCTTGTCTTTTTCCATAGGTTTTCGGGACAAAGAAAGCACTACATCAGCCACCATAGCTTTTCCGTATGCTTCGGACATATTTTCAAGCCCTACAATATCCGACTTTGCAGAATCCCTATTTGCCTGCGAGGCTGTCCAAATTGGAGTATTTAACTCCATTGAAAGATTTCTTAGTTCTTCATAGACTAATTTTAGTTCATGACGTAAAGAGTCGTAGCTTCTAGTTGATCTCATAACATCTGCATAGTCAACAACAATTAGGCTGGGTACGAATCCTTTCATCATTAGCTTTTCAAGATGGTTTCTAATTGTAATAATTGACGCCGAGCCTGTTGGATACTCTTTGATTATTAGTCTTCCAAGGTCGGAGTCATCATATCTCTTTTGCACGATATCTTTATGATCACAAACATCATTACTAGGGATGTCGCACAGATTAGAGTCATATCTGATTCCTACAGCAGTCTCAGAAAGCTCAAATGTATAGTGTACTACGTTTTTTCCTACCCTCATTGCATTTGCGCCCATTGCAACAAGATAATGAGACTTACCTACACCAGTATTTGCAGTTATAACACCCAGCTCACCCTTTCCGAGACCTCCTTGCAGGATATCTTTCTGGTCTAAGCGCTTAAGACCTGTTGGGCAGCACTGTCGGCGTGTTTTGACAAATCTAGCTTCCATATCTTCAAAAAAGTCATGGCCGACAGAGCTGGGCATACCTACTGCAACGGCTTCTTTCATGAGCCCTACAACACTTTCAAACTTATCTGTTTGAATTAGTTCAACTGCTTTTTCTAGTGCGTCTCTGAATGCTTGACGCTTACAGAAGTCTAGACTCTTATCCTTAACATATTGAATGTCGCCCGGGTTAGGATTTGTCTTAACCCTATGCAAGAACTCTACGATTTGATCTCGAAGAATATTATCATTTGATGACGTTAGATCTTCCTTAATAAGCGGAATCAAAAGTCCCAATGAAGGAAAACACTTATACTTTTTGTAGTAGTCAAAATACTTTTCACACAAAAACTCCAGATACTTTATGTCAAAAAATGACGGATTCATTACTTCAATCATTTGGGCAGCCCAAATGCTATCTGTCAACAACCCTTGAAAGATTCCTTCTTGAAATTGCTTGCCATATTTTGCAAAAGATGCAGTCTGGGATAGCTCAAATTCTGTATTTTGTTCGGACATTTTTACCTCAGGTTGTTCTTGCGCTTAAAGACATGAAAAAAGAGTCAACATCGAAATCTTGAACGCTTTCTCTGGTTAATAATCTCATGAGACCCATTTTATTTTTTTCTGGTTTGTAGCTCTTAACTGAGCTTTCAATTTTTTGAATTTGTGTACCCGACAGATTGCTAATGTCTAAATACATTAATTTCCAATTCCTTCTTACTATATTCTTTTCTTCTGAAATGTTTCTATAGACTTTTACTTTACTTGTCGTTGATTTTTCATCTGCTTCGGCGATAATATCTTCTATTAAAACGGACTCTTTTAAGCTAAATGATGGAAATCTCTTTACCATAGTTTTGAATCCGGCGCCCTTTACTCCTGATAAACCATCAGACGGATCACCTGTAAAGCATCTAACAGCGCTCATGTTTTGCGGATATACCCCAAACTTTTCTTTGACAACATCAGAAGTTATAAACTTTTTTTGACCTGGAGAAAATTGTGTTACTCTTTCATTAATTAGCTGATACAGATCTTTGTCTGATGAGACTACAACTATGTCATCTTCTTTATACATGTATCTGCATGCATATGCAATAACATCGTCAGCTTCACAGTCACCTACATAAAGCTGGTGAATTGGAACATAATTTAGCGCTTCAATTGTTAAAGCTAGCTGGTAGTCCCTATTCTCAAATGTGTCAGGTATATCTGAATAAAATCTATTCAGTTTTTGTGGTCTTCTACCTGATTTATAGTCCGGATAGATTGCGCGGCGTCTTGGTGAGCCTCCACCTTCCCAAACTACAACTACACGAGAAGGTACTAGTTTCTCTGTTAGCAGCCTAAGCCCTTTAAGAAAGCCAACGGTGCCGCCGATATGGTGGCCCTGACCAGACATTGTAGGATTAACTACAAAGTGTCGAGTAAAAAAATTTAGACCGTCAATTATTAAAACTGGATGACGGTTCACATTAATCCTCAGGCGACACAGTAACAGCGTCTAGACCCATTGCAACTGACCTTACTTCTTCATAAGAGTTGATGTCGATATCCATTTCTTCTACATTAATTTTTCTTACAAGCGCTGCTTCTAAAAGATTATCAATATAATCTGAGTACTCTGGGTCTTTCATGACTTTATCGAAGTCTGCTTTATAAAACTTCTTTTCAACAACAACTTCACCCGTCTTGGCATTTGCAACCGTCAAACTCTTCCATGAGCCTGTGCCTGTTACAGCTACAACATTTTTATCAATGACCTCTTCACCGTGCTTTCGCAAAAGATCAAATATCTGCTCATGTTCAACAATGCCTCTTCCAAAGTGAATTTCAAAATTTACTGTACGAAACGGGGCTGAAACTTTGTTTTTGATTGTTTTTGCAGTAACATTAATGCCAATTACTTCTTTATCTTTATTAGTAATAGGTTGGCCGGCGCCGAGCTTAATCCTTACCGATGAGTGGAAAGGAATAGCCTTACCGCCCGGGGTTGTCGTAGGGTCACCATACATGACACCAATCTTTGTTCGAATCTGATTAAGAATAACGAATAGAACATTTTGATTGGAAATTACTCCTGTGATCTTTCTCATCCCCTTAGAAATGGCTCTTGCTTGAAGTCCTATTGACTCTTTGTCATAGTCGCCTACAAGCTCGGCTTTTGGAGATGTGGCAGCAACTGAGTCCCAGATAATTGTGACAGGAATATCTTTATCCATTGCTTTGGCTTTCATAATAGTAGCCTCAGCAATTGACAACACTTCTTCTGTACAGTGTGTATCAACATATACAAATCGTTTGCTAATATCAACACCAAGAAGCCCTAGATTCTCTACACTAGTTGCATTTTCAGTGTCAATATAGACAATGATTCCTCCCATTTGCTGGGTTTCCCTCGCGATCTGAATTGCGATGTGGGATTTACCAATTGACGGTGGGCCGAATATTTCTACAATTCGCCCTTCAGGCAAGCCCCCGTCTCTTCTATTAGCAATAATATAATCTAGCTGCCTTGAACCGGTCCCTATCCATCGATTTACATGCGTTGGTGACTCGTCATAAGCTAAATTGTATGCTACTCTTGAACCTGCTTCTTTATTAAGTGACTTAATTAGGTCGCCGGTAAAACTATCTTGTGTATTCTTTTTTGACATTAAATGCTCTCCTTGATTGAAAAATGGGCCCCCAAAATGGGGGCCCGTGCCCCTAAAGCTTTAAACTTTAGATATCTTCAAGGTCAGCAAATGCGTCTTCCAAGCTCTTATACTTGCCATCAGAGCCGGCATCAGTCTTGGTGTCAGTAGATGAACTAGTAGTGGTCTGCGAGGTGCCTCTAGAAGTGCCCTCAGAGTTGCTGGTTTCATCGCCATTAAGCCAATCATTAACAACCTTTTCCAGCTCTTCATACGTCTTGCATGTGTACATGTCATCTAGATCAGGAATAGCTGAAGTCCAACTCTGGACTGTGTCAGACGACGGTGAAAGTGCAGAAGACTTTCCTCGAGGTCGAACTTCAGTAGTTGCCCACTGTCGACCAGGTGCCTTGGTACAAATAACCTTTACATCTCGGCCGTCTTCAGGATCAGTAATGTCGCCATAGTCTTCGTCAAGCATAATGTTGAGAAGTGACTGATACACTGTCTTACCGAAAGCCCAGACACGGACACCCTTGTCTTCTTCGCCTCGCACTACAACAGGTGCATAGCAACGCATCTTCGGGTAGAGCTTCTTTGCAAGCTCATAAGACTCCTTAGAGCCTTCATCACGGAGCTTGTTAATAAGCTCTTGGATTGGGTCCGGGTTTCCAAATTGATATGGAGCCAAGAGCCCTGGATTATTTCCGATGTTATAATAGAACCAACGCTCCTTAAAAGGTTGTCCATCATTATCAGGAAATGAGAGGAGTCGAACCGTTGATTCTTCCCCTTCGGTGGGACGCCACATAGTGTCGCGTCGTGAGTTAGTGCCAGAAAGCTTGTTAAGCTTCCGACGAATCGCTTCAAAGTCAATTGCCATTGTTTTTATCTCCTTAAACTTGCAATTATTTAAATGTTTAGCAAGGTGTTATAGTCTAACCTTGCAGCACTAAATGTTCAACTAATATATTTTATTCTACAGCTTTGATCCACCGCCGAATGATCTTGCACCGACGGTGTCTTTTCCACTATTTGCCAAAGACTTAGTATCTTTTTTCTTACTTGTCTTCTTAACTTTTTTTGAGGTTGCAGATGATCCCATAGGAGCTGTTGCGCCTCTCATTGCACCTGACGAAGCTGTTCCGCCTGCTGCACCAACTGCATTCATTTCATTTTGTTCTTCATCTTCTTTTGGAGGAAGGTCTGGCTCTGTAAGAAGGTCATCAGGGCCCTCTTCATCCTTCGAGCCTTCATTTTCTAAAATAAGACGAATCAAGTGACGTAGTGTGGGATTATTCATTAAACGTATCCAAGCTGTGTATAGTAAATATGTCTTAGTCTTCGTTAATGATCAAAGACTTAGCAGCCTGGAGCAACTTTGTGAGCTTGCTTTTAGTATTACTATAAAATTTATTTTCTTCTAGATGACTTCCTTGTGCAACTGTGATTGCTTCCCATTCATCTCTGGTCAAAGCCACACCGTAATGCTGCAAAAGCCAAAGAGTTCGATGTGACACAGTCATCTTTTCAATATTTTCATTATACTTGTATAGCTGGCCGAGCTTCTCTCTATGCCAATCACTATCTTGGTCTATAAAATAATCAGTTTCGTTATCACCAACTTTTCCAATCTCATGCAGAAGACCTACCTTTAGAATAGATGCTGTCTGAAGCTCATACCCAAGAGCAGAATTAATTTTTCTCATTGCATCGGTGACTCTTAGAGCATGCTGAACCAAACCGCCTGGATGACAACCGTACTGCTCTTCTCTTGGGGATGCCGGACAGAGAATTAATCGTTCTCCGACATCATTCATTAGCCTGTTTAGACTATCATCACTAAGCCTTCCAACTAATGATTCGTATGTCTTCCAATTACTCTCTACTTTATCAAAGTCCATGTTTTCTCCTTGTAGACTATTCTAAGAATTCTACCACGATCTGGCCTTGTTTTACACCGACTTCTATGTTAAAGTCTAAACTTCCAAGAATTCCAGCATTGTCAGCACCTGTAATTGTATGCAGCATGTACAGTGCGCCATCTCTAACCCCTAAATCTCCGGCAACAACTCTAATATAGGACTTCCCTTGCTGGTCTTTTGCTAAGGTGGCTCCAGAATATGCTACAGACATTATTGAAGTTCCGTAAATTGCATTTCTTACCAGAGATAAAATTTTCTTCTGGGTTGTATCACCGTCCACGCCGGAAATGTTAAGATTCTTCATAAGCTTTTTTGGGTCCTTAGACGCCAATGCTTTTGCTTCCTTAACCTTATCTTTAATTCGGCCTTGGCCTACTTTTCCGCGGCGGATTGTTCCTCGGGTTTTCTTCTTTTCTTCTTCTTCTTCGCGAAGTATTTTTTGTATTTCTTTACGAATAAACATTTTGTCTTTCATTACTATTCTCCGGCTGCAGAAAGTTGTGTTACATCAAACTTAAACTGCCCTAATGGCAACTGTATGCCAATATTGCATATTTTATGAAACTCTTCAATACTATCCATTGGAACATCTACCACCACAGCATCATGTATTACATAAATAGGCACAATTTTTAATTGTATCAAATCTTTCATTAATCTAGAAAAACCAAGTAAAGCTGTGTCGACTGCAGTTGACTGGACATAGTGGCTTATTAGAATATTTGGTCTCGGGTCTTCTATTTTCAAAGGCCGACCGTAATAATTTGCAATTTGTTTTTCTTCATGCAAGATTCTCATTAGGCCTCTTTCCATTCTATCAACGTCAAAGTATTGCCGGACTCTTCTTATTACGTTCTTTGATGACTCTTTATTTCCGGTGATCTCTGAGATTGCTCGATGGGATGAACCGTACAGCGCTGATAGTGTTGCTAGCTTAACAACCTTTCTATCAATTTCACTGTTAAAAAGCTTGTCTCTGATATCATTGTATATGTCGTCTGGGGCGTCTTGATTATTGACATATCGCATTACTCGAGGCTCCAAGGAGACGAAGTCAACTTGAAAGATTTTTCCGCCCATAGAAGACTTTAAAATATCTCTATTTCTAGCAGGAAGTGTCAGAATGGAGGGCCCAGATTTTACTACTAAGCGACCAGTGGATGTGCTTGTTTGAGAATAAACTGCTTTTGATGCGTAGCTTTCCTCTTTTGGAGGTAAGAAGCTTTTTAAAGAAGAAATAACAGATGGGCCGGATTTGCAATTCGCTATATAACTGTGTATTTTTTCTACGTTGACAGATGCTCTAGAAAGACTTCTGAGGAACTCTTTACATTCTTTATATGTTTGCCCATACTCAGTGTTATCATAGGCACAGATGATCTTTTTGACCTCTTCTGCAATACTTCGTAACCTGCTATAGAATATTTGCGGTGAAAGTGCTGCTGCCCATGCTATTTCATGTTCATTTAGCCCTAATTCAGAAAAAGCTTTTTTTTGTTCCTGTGACCCTACTTCTAAGTTAACATCTACTTTTAAGAGTTTTGAAATTTCAGAAATACTAATCAAAGCTTCTGTGTCACCAATTGAATAGTCAGACTTCG